ACAAAGTAGATGCCTCCGTTTACTCCTCGGACATAGGGGTAGAGGTAGTCGGGGAAATCAGGAACTTTTTGGGTATTCGGGACTTCCCAAACTGCGTCCTCTTTATTTGTCGCGGCGGCTGGTTTAAATTGCTTACCCAACACAATTGGACTTGTGATCCTTCCTCTGTGTTGGCATCCCTCGCATCGGCTAGGGTAGTTGTCGCCAAACCATTCGCAGGTTCTCGGAGCAGGAATGGTAGCTGCTTTTTCTTCTGTTTTAGCATAGTTGTAATCCGGGTGGTCTTCAGACATCTTGTGGATAGCAGTAGCGCCATCATCACAGAACTTGGCAATTGATAGGCCAGCATGCCATAGAGGTTCTTCAAGTTTTTTAGAGTGTTCTAAGATGTAAACAATTTGCGCGCATCCTGTACCTTCAAAACTTTTCTCTGCTATTACGTCAAACGATTTAGCAAAATTGTCTAGCTTAAGAATTGCTTTGGTGTCATCGTCAATACCCTTGGGTATGCTTGCAAGGATGTCGTTAGAGTCATCCGATCTTTCTATAAATTCAATCTCATTCCCATACAAAAATGATTTGAACTCTATCCAGCTATAGACATGAATCTCATCGCTGACAACTGACGTTGGCTCTGGTGGATCAAATTTGTGATTGAACGTCTCAGGTGCGCGCATGATACGTGCGGCATCTGCTGTAACCACTGGATCAATTGCAATGTGCTCAAGGCAGATAGTTTTAAATATCTCTGCGGCTGTCTTCCAAATATCTTTGGGAATGTCCTCATCCATGATCCAGTAGGCATGAACCCCGCCACCTGAGTCAATCACCACTGGGTCAGGTAGCCCAGTCTCCCCAATTAGTTTGTAGAGCGCCGTGTGTGCGTCGCCCTTTGTTTGATAGTCTTTCTCTGCACCAACATCTAAGTCAATGAAGAATGATCGCACAAAGAGGCAATCATCTGCTTTCCTGCTGTATCCGTCGAACGTCCCAAGTGCAACGAATGTGTTTAGTTGTTTTGATTTGAACTTCTCAATTTGTTCAAATACGCCGTCAAGTGTCTCTGCAAATTTGTTTGAAACCTTTTTGTCAGTCCCAATGCTTGTAATGCAATAGACACCCTGCGTAGGCAATGCTTTCTCGTAGAATTGTTTTAACATGTCTCGCCAGAGTTGAAAAGAGCGGGACTATGCCCGCTCGGTGAATGGGTGGGGGTACTAACCGCTCGTCCGCAAGCTTTTAAACTTTTGACGGCTTTCCCCCCGATTTTTATTTAGTCAAATTTTCTCCCGACCATATCTTCGAGGTAGTTTTTAGCCGCCGCAGTATTCTTTGCAGGTAGAAGTCCCTTGGCGGTGTCGCTCTCAATCAAATCAGTCAGTGTCTCAACCTTAATGAGGTTGTTGTGGCGCAAAGGTTTGCCACGGAACCAACTGAAGACCGTCATGCGAGTTACTTCCAACGCACTAGCCACATACTTTGCAGGGAGGTTTGCCTTCACGCAAGCAAGTGCTAACGCAATGCCAGCCCTGTTGGGATTGGCCTTGTGCAACTCAATCAAAAAAGCTTCGCTGTATGTCCGTGACATTCCTATTCCTTATTTCTTAGACCACTTCTTCACCACGTCAGAGATGTCTTTCTCCTCAGATGTGGCGGCTTTCTTAGACTCGACCTTGACGGGAGGCGCTTCGTCTTCTGCTACTTCGTTGCGGTGACTAGGCACTTCAACTTCGCCTGTGCTATCAGCTTGGAACACATTCATCTTGATAGCGGCTTCAGCGGCAGGGCTCTTGGCTTGTGCGGCAATCGCCAACAAGTCCTCATCTGGAACCTTACCAGCTGGTGAGAACACAACCTTTGGCGTAGGAGATTTTGTATCGAAGGCCATCTTAGTGATCACCCGGCCAGCGCTTACGTTGTGTGAAGCTAAGTGTTGGATGTACGGACGGAAAGGCCAGCGACCGTTGTCTTCCTTGCCGAACGCAGAAGTTGCAGGCAACACCAACTGCATCACATCGCCTGATGGATCGTTAGGTAAGACCACGGCTGTGCGCCATGACAAGCGGCAAGCTGTACCTGTACCGCCTTGACCAGAACCTTTGACCGACTTGGGGCAGTCAAGGCAGGTTGAAGCGCAGGGAGTCTTGACATCTGCATCGGGCTTCTCAGAGTCAGTAGACCAGCACACTGGGCTGACCTTTTGACCTTCTTGGTACGTTGCGTCATAGAACATGCGGGAGGCTTTGTGAGCCATCTTGACAAAGATCACGTTCATGTGGCGGTCTTCAATCGCGCCAATTTCTTTACCGCCAGAATACTTGCGGAACACGCCACCCTTGATGGAGATGCGTTTGCTACCTTGACGAGCGCCACCTGCTACGGCAAGTGTGTCTTCATCTAAACCAGCGATAGGGGTTACTGCGCCGCTGAACATTGTTGCGAGATCGTTACTCATGATATTTTTCCTGTTACTAAATTGAACTTAATTAGAGGGTTTGCGCACGACAATCGTGAACTCCCTCATCACATTCACACCGGGCGGCAGACCATCGTCTTTGTGCTCAGCCATGAATTCTTTGAAATTGCCTTGATGGATACGACGCTCCAGCAAGTCAATCGCTTGATTTTCTAGAACAAACTTCTTAAAGTTGTCCCAGTCGTTAGTAGTAAATCGTTCCTTTAAAGACCGAATCACCGTACCGCTTTCTGTGCGGATACTGCTTGCGTTGGTGTCATTGCAGACTGTCAGCATGGACTGCTCTAGCACTTTCATCTCCTGCTCTAGCTCCCCATCCTTGACTTCCCAACTAGCTTTGAGTTTCTCACGTTCATTCCGTATTGTCAAGTATACATTGACTAAATCATCAAGTTTTAACTCAGTAGTTTCACTCATATCCCTAACTCCTCTTTGTACAAATCAACCAATCTTTCGTGCGTATCGACCTTGCCTTGCAACATCTGATAGACCTTGCGCTCAGCTTCGGAGCCTTGCAGGTGGACAACTGTCATGCTGTTTACCTGACCGACTCGGTCAATACGCGCTACGCATTGCAGGTATGTCTCGACGCTCATAACGGGAGACCAAAACACAACGGTGTCTGCGGCAGTTAACGTGACGCCATGCGATGCGGACTGTGGCTGAATAACTAGAACTCTTGGATCAGTTTGTGTTTGGAATCGGTTGATGATCTCAGACCGCTCCCTTGCAGGCACATCTCCGTTAATAACTTCATTGGCTACTCCTTGTGAACTTAAATGACGTGCGACTAATACGATGGTGTGGCGGAAGGGAACAAACACGACTACCTTGTGCTTGGTCTCCTCTAACACCTCCATCAGTGCATTCAGGCGTGGCGACACGTCAAACTCCACCACCTCCTTGTCATCGGTATAGATTGCTCCACCCGACAACTGCAACAACTTGCTCAGCTTGGCTGCCGCGTTGACAGCGCTAATTTGTTCACCCGCTGCTTCTATCAGCAGTTGGTTCTTTAACTCACGGTAATATCTATTCACCTGGGCCGTCAGTGGCACTTCACGGGTTTGGTACACCAACTCAGGTAGGTCAAGGCAGTCTGCCTTCTCAAAGCGGATCGCAGGTTGGAGAGCGCCAAACACCTCTTGCTGTGCGATAGCGCGGGGTATCCACTTGAACTTGCTAATAGGTTGCATCACACGATCGCGCCAAGCGGTGAAGTATTTAGGTACGCCAGCGGGGTTGACCAGCTTTGCCAAGCCGAACGCATCCAGTGGAGACTGTGAGGCAGGTGTGCCTGTCATCATCCAGAGGCGGGTTGAAGGGGTGATCAGTTTAGCCAAGGTCTTCCAACGTTTTGTAGATACTGTTTTATATGCGTTGGCTTCATCAATAACAATTAGGTCAAACCCTACTTTACTAATATCTTCTTGGACAATATTGACCCCATCAAAGTTGATGACTACGAATTCGTACTCTCCGTTGATGATCTTCTTGCGTTTGGATGCGTCTCCGTAGGCTACGCCGACCGTTCTGTGCATGGCAGTTTTAAAGATGTCAGCCTGCCAAGCGGAGTACATGATGGACAAGGGGCAGACAACAAGGACTCGTTTGACCAGCCCCAACTGCATCAGGTAGTCTGCCGCCCAGATGACTGAGGAGGTCTTGCCTGTGCCAGCTTCATTGAAACAGAAACAGCGGTCACGCAAGGAGAGGAACGATGCTGTAACTTTTTGGTGAGCGAAAGGCTTGTACATTCCCGGCCATTCGTACTCTTTGAGCATTGGGTTAGGAGCATCTCCATAGACGCGTACAAGGCGTTGCATCTCGGGTACGCCCCAGTACACCACCACTTCTGCGTTTGTGCCGTCGTCTTTCAGCACCTCGCATCGGTCTATGTGCCCTACTAGAAATTGCAAGTCGCTGGATGGGATCACCATCCGAACAACTGTGTCGTCTACTACATTCATACTATTCCTTACTATGTTAAAACGTAGCCCCTTACGGGGGCTAGTCGGTCAAGCCTGTCGTGTTGAAAGGAGAGGGAGATCTAACACCGCTTGACTGACAAGGTTATAAAAGGGATAGGCAACTGCAGTTAACAAACCCCTTGAGCCTACTCACTCATGCCTAACAGTAGAGATTACTTCTTGCGTTCTTTCTTGCTAGTCTCTGATACCAAGTTTCCTTGGGAGTCACGCTTGAACGAACGGTTCTTTGCCGCAGATTGAATGCGCAGCCCATCTTTGTTAGAGCCGCCTTTATCTAAAGCTTTAACATGGGACACATCCTTACCTTCACGCTTATCAGCTTTGCCGTTGCCGTTAGCATCGGAGCCTGTCTTGTCTATTGCACGACGCCCCTTCTGACGCTCCATGCGACGCTCATGTTCACCACGAGCCTTTTGTTGTTGATACTCTTTGTCGTAAGGTCTGGGTTTATTAACGTAAGCCATTATCTTTCCTTGTGATGAGGGCAAGTGTTCACAGGACACCAGCCGCAGAGGGGTGTTGGATTAGGGTTCCAAACATCGTTTGTATACGATGCGTCTATTCTACGCAAGTCGGGGTAAAACGCGTCCCATAGTTGCGGTATGTCTTCTCTAGAATATTCTTCAGTCATAAAACTGTTATGCACTACGAAGAGTAAACCTGCTTTAATTCGGTTGATCTCAGGGTAGTGGGCAAACGCCATGAGCGCCATCAGCTTTAACTGTTTTGGCTCAGGGTACTTGTTGCTCCCAGTCTTGTAGTCAACGATGAACGCAGTGTCTCCGTCAATGATCATCAAGTCCACGATGCCTCGCACCCAGTAGCCCTTGCCGTACTCACATGCCTTACCTTCAGCATCAAGCGCCATCCTCTGCTCGGGGTATCGAGTTCCCTCAATCTCCATGAGCGTGTCAAGCACAGGTTTGAACTGCTGATAATTCTTAGCAAGGGGCTTGCCTTCACCAACGTAGTCTTCACAAGCCTTGTGTACCTCATTGCCGTAGTTCATCTGCGCGGTCGGCTTAATATAGAAGCGCTTAAGTACCTTAATTTCTTGGTACTGCTTGGGGCAGTTGAGGTACTGCTTGTAAGACGAGAAAGACCACGTGAAGTTCATACTGTTCCTTACTTTAAATTTCTTACTGTTGCCCGCTTAGTCCAACAGTGGGCGCAGTGCCACTTGGTCGGACTCATTTGGATTCCACCCTCAGGTGGTTTCATATTTTCGCACTTGTCACAGTGTTTGTGTTGATGTATTGGCTGTTTACTACCAATAGCCAACTGCTGTTTAACAAATCCACTCATCGTTTCATATTCCTTATATTCACTGCAATGCTCGCCATAGTGTCTGCTTCAAAGACTTTCATCTTTTCAAACTCAATAGCGACTTCTTCTAATACATCATTACGCAGTGCGACTTCTACAGTCTCACCATCTACTCGGTCGTCATGGCATGAACAGCCACGCTCCCAACATGCTTTATCAATTAGTGTCATGTGTTCCTCCGTTTAAGTTCTTCCTCATGCGCCGCCATAACATCTGCACAGTATGGTCTGTTAGCCATACTGATCTCATGACGTTCTTCTTTGGTCAACCCAACCCATGTGCGCGGTGGATACAAAGGCAACACCTGACCAAGCGGTGTAAACAAAGGGCTGTCTTTGTCTGTGCTGACCATGCCGTTAGTTGGGTCGTACCATGCTATTTGTTTCATGTGTTCTCCTTAATGCCGTGAGCGGCTTCGATGGCTCGGGCAAAGTTGATGTAAGACCAGTGCGCAGTCCAATCAATCATGTACCGATAAGTTTCAATCTCCTCATCCGTCAGCGGCTTGCGCTGTGGTGGTGTGGTGTAAAGCTTTGTGCCAACAGGCAACATTTTTGTAAAGCTACATTTAAACGCTCCTTCAATAGCATCCACAATTTCACCCACAGGCTCCTGTGCTGGCTCATAGTCCAGACCTAACTCTCTGGCGTTCTCTGCCATCTTGTCGAGGGCTTCGTTGGCAAAGGCTTCTTTTATGGCAATGATGGCTTCTTTTCGTTTGGGTACAGTTCTCTGTGATGTGAACCCCCACTCATCGCCAATATCTTCCAACGCACCCCATGCAAGGCGTAAGGCTTCGTCTTTAGTCATGGTCTACGTCCCCCAAATTCACACAAGCACCGAACCATGCCATGCCACAAATCACAGCAATAGGCCAATACAGCCACGCAGGTAAAAATTCAACTGACGCTGAAATAACGAATGGCAAAGTAATGATGTGTAGATATGCTCTCTGTTTCTTGGTCATGCTTGTCCCCTTGCTCGGATGGCATCACCCCATGTACCGCCGCCTTCTTTCAAAATGTGATCCACCAAGTTTGCACACGCCTTACGCTCGTCATGCTTGCCTGCCTCATACCCCTCTTGCCATGTCACATATGACTGCGGTGGGTGGTTGGCAATCACAAGGGCGGCAAAGCGTTCAAGTGTTTCATCACCAAATACCCATGCTGTTGAATTCCAATCTTCACGAGGCGCTTCTTTTGTAGCCTCTCGTGCCATGCGAATGATGTCTTCTCTGTTCATACAGGCGCGTCCTCGTAGTTGTCAGGGTTGAACTTAGGGACTCGGTTGCCCGTGTCCTTGGGGTTTGGGAATGGCGGGAAAGGCCAATTTTTATTTGACATATTTTAACACTCTCCATAGGTCTGTGCGTACTTTGCTTCGCAAGTTACGGGTAAACCACTAGCCCATGCGGGGGGCGTAGACATGCACTCGACGATATATGCAAGCGCCTCGTCCTTCTCGGCTTCGGGAACTACGATCACTGCCGCATCATGGACAGTCAGGGCAACGCGATACTTCTCGTTGATCTTGATCATCTGCTCTCCCACAATGATCCGCGCCAAGGCTTGAACTACGTTCTCAACTAGCGACCCACCCCACAGTGACACGGGGCCCTTACGCGACTTGTAGACGTATTGGCTTTTAGACTCATCAGTATTGAGTTTGAGATCGGGGTATCGGATCATCAGTCCGTTGGGCAGGTGAACGCCTTCCTTTGTGATCTTGAGGCACTTGTGTTCCCCATAGTAGTAGGGCTTGCCTTCCCAGTTGGCTAGGTCAGCGATCACCTTGTCACCATCACGCCAAAGCTGAATCACCTTGTCGTTGGCGTTGCGGTATGTATCAACATAACTCTTAGCCTCGTCTTCCGTAACGATTGCCCCGGGAGGCTGAGTCTTGAGCGTGTGCTGTAACTTTAATGCCCCAGTCCCGTAGCCTAGTCCCAAGATGCAGGTCTTACCTACGAAGCGTTCTACTGGGTTCGCTTTGGAGATTGGACGATCATATATTTTGGTTGCGAAGAGAGAATAAACATCCTCTCCCTTGCGAAACTGCTCGACCACATCATTCTGCCCTGCCAACCAGACGAGGACACGCGCCTCGATTTGAGACGAGTCGCAGTTGATAACGATGTGATCGTCGGGCGCAACCACCGCGTTCTTGAGAGCCTTTTTCTTTTTGTCTCGGCTAGGAAGGTTTTGGAAGTTAACTTTATCTGACCCAGCCCAACGGCCTGTATGCGCTCCGTAGTATTTAAGAGGTATGGGTAACCTGCCTTTATTTCTTTTCCCGACGTCAATGAATCTCTCAATCCTTGACTCCTCGATTGTGGACTTGGTTCCGAGTCTGACTGAGCAGAGTTGTTGAATGAAGGGGTCGTCATGCTCAGTGAGTTTAAGAAATCCCTCGTCATTTTTAGCCAGTGCATAGGTTTGTTTTCCTGTGGTTTTACTTTCTTTCATCGGAGCCTCAACCCCGCGCTCGACTAACACTTCAGCAAACTGTTTATTACTGGCGAGACGTTTACGCACAGCCTCGGCAGTTTCGCATTTGAGTTTCTCCATCAAGCCTTCGAGCAGTTCTTCTTTCTCCTGCTTGAGTTCATCGTAGCGTTCCTGCAAGAGTGCGTCATCAACAAGAAAGACAGGATGCGTGAACATCCGCAGAGTCATGTCGATAAGCTTCATCTCGTTCTCAGGAAACGCGCTCGACAATATCTTGAACAGTTTGAGGGTAAGGTCTACGTCGTTCTTGCAATACTCTCCGTATCGCTCGAGTTCTTCTTTGGTGAAGCTAAGTCGTGCCTTGCCTTCAGCGGCAATCACTTCTTCGCCCTTGATACCAATCTCGTAGCGTTCAGCCAACGCCTTGAGTGAGCCACCTGCCTCAACGCCATGAATTGCTCTCGCCATACATAGAGTGTCGAACATGAACGCTGGCGTGATGCCGTAGATCCAACTAAGAATTGCTCCATCGAACATCGTGTTGTGGCACAGAAGCGCGCTGCTGCCCCAGTCAAATGACGCTAAGAATTCTTTTAGCTTATCCTTACCGCCTGATACCCAGACAGTCGGCTCATCGTCAACCTTCACGCCCACACCGATAACTTCAAAACGCTTATCGCGTATGTATTCCTCGGTTGTTTGATGCTTGAAGCCTAGCTTGATCTTGCCATCGTAGTAGGTCTCAAAGTCAATCGTTATCAGTGACATTTTGTTTCTCTAAAAGTTTCTTGTAATACGAGGCAGGGAATGGCGCTTTCTTCTCTAGCAATGTGCGCAACCACTCAGCACCGCCAAGTTGGTTAAGAATTAGCCACTGCTTGTCAGACAGTCTGATCTGCCTTCCGATGAGGGGTGCGGGGGGCTTTGGTCTTGGCATTATTTCCTCATCATGCCTTTTAACTTTGATGCGGTCTGCATCGTCTTTTTATCTTTTCTAGCGTAGGCTTCATCGAACTGCTTATCGAGAGTATCTTTAACTTGTTCAATCATGCTCTGCGGTGTGATGATTGCGCTAGGGGCTGAGAAGCTTCCCATACCCATAGTCAGTAAATGATCATCATGACCTTGTGCCAATACTTTCATGACTTCGCCATTGAAGTGATCGCGCTTGGCTTCGTTCATCCCCGCCTGCAACGCCTCGCGCTCATCTTCGGTCATGACCGCCCATCCAGTGTCAAGCACTCGTGACCACTTTGAGTAACCTCCCTCGACGAACTCTTCGGGGTTGGTCTTCATTCTTTCCAATAAGATTTCTACTCCAGTCAGCATGACTTTATCTCCTTAATAACTGGTTTCAAAATAGCGACCCACTGAAGCATGGGAGGCTATTTAACAAATAGTACAGATACAAAAAAAGGCATGGCGAACCATGCCCTCGGGGTTTACTTCAGTGTGGCAATTTCACGAGAAAGATACCATTGCGCTTTGCGCAAGTCTTCTAACTGATTACCCTTGAGTCCTGATCTAGTAATGTATTTGACGACATTACCCAAGTTGTACCCAAGTTTCTTCGCCTCGATAAAGTCGATGGTCTCGATGCCACCTGCGGTGTAGTGCGCAGGATGATTCACTGGGTCAGGTGCAACGCCCAC